TGGCAGCATTCCTGATCAGATCATTCAATACAGTGCCATGTCGGATATACTGAAACAGTACAAGTGTATTACCTTTAGTATTTAGTGCTAGATTTTTTATGAACTGATTTCGCTTAGTGTTGGATACAAGAAAGTCAATCTCCTGCTGATACTTCAAATCTTTGTTTGCCTTTCTTATCTCGTCGGCATATTTCAGCACGATACAAATGATGTTCAATTTGGCAAGTGTACCGGCATCCATCAGATCCTTGGATGTGGTTACCTTATGGATGGGTCCGAATATTCCCTGCAACACCAAAGAATTTAATTTCTTATTATCCAGTGTTCCAGTTGTGCCGACCTTATACTTCATATTGACAGTCTTTTCCAGAATGGACACCAGAGACTTTGCTTGGGCAAGATGGCATTCATCGCAAAGTATCACATCGAATTGTTCAAACCATGACTTGGGTTGTCGGTGGATACTTTGCCAAGTCGAGATCATTACATGTTTGGAAAAATCCCGAGTGAATCCAGAGTATAACTTTTGACAGTGATCATCAACGGACCAACCATTGTTACTGGAGTAGTCAGCAAAATCATTATAGAGTTGTTCCACCAACAGAGTAGTGGGTGTGAGGATCAGTAACTTCCTGCCCTGTTCAATGTGCCATCTTGAGATACTATACAGTATGGCAGACTTACCGGATCCAGTGGGAGCCAAGAGTATGGCACGATTAGTATTGATTGCATTATGGATGGCATCAATTTGATAATCACGAATCACAATTGGTTTGCCATGACCATATAGATCCAGTGACTTCAGATACTCGTGAACCTCTGCCATACTGATATTATTATCAACGACAATTGGATCAACTGTCTTCACTGTATAGTCATGTCTCTCCGCAAACTTCAATAGAAAATCATAGAGACCAACGTATAATGTTTTGCGATGCAGATCAAACAGTCTTACATATCCATCCCAAATTTTTGCCTTGTATGAAGGTACAAACTGATATCCTTCCACTCGAAATTTGAAATGATCGGATAACTCCTGCGCAATGGAATCATCGCACCGCACCAGTAAATGCACTTCATTTAGTTTTTCTATTGTGATCATCCGCCTGCCTGGAACTGCTTGTAAGCGATGGCATTTCTTATATCCCAGTTTCTATTTCTAAGAGCAGTCAAGATAGATTCAATAGTGTATATCATTGTATTGAGATACTCGATTTTGATATTGGTATTGTTTAGATCAGTATCACCCACTAGAAATTCATCCAGTTCTGACTTCAATGGTTTTACACCTTGCCACTGATCCCATCCTAACTCTGATAATTCCTCACGGGGTAACTCACCACGATAGTATCTGAACTTTGTTTGTCGTAACGTGTTGTAGTCTAACTTAGTCTTGGCAAGTTTCAGTTTTACGTCAGTCATCAATCGCAGATACTTGGAGTGTAACTGTGGAGTGTTCAGTGATGCCTTGTCCAAATGTAGTTCATCTATTTGGCAATCGGTGTCCCATAGTGCCAGCAGGTCAGTCATATTCATATTGTATTCCTCACGTTGTTGATGGTAACTATAATGCTACTACACTTCATAATAAAAATCAAATTAGTTGTCCAGAAACTTGTAGTGACTGTACTGAAAACTTGCACTGCAGATCAGATAGTTTACGTCTGTGGCAGTTGCTTGCAGGGTCAGTGTATTTATGGAGATAGGAAATAGTCCAACAAACTGGATGGTCTGAATTGGCACAAAGGAATTATTGAGAATGGACAGAGTGCCATCAGATAAATCTTTGCTGAGTTCAGTGTTGCCACCAATTGGATCTGTTTGTAGAAAATCAGTATACTGCTGCCATGTCTCGGGAAATCCTAGACCGATCATCCAACGCCATATAGATAGGTAGTTTTTCATTTCAGCATCTACCATGAACTCAATATCCAATGGAGTGAAGTCCAGTGTAGCACCTGGAAGTGCCATGTTTGATAATGGTGTGGCAAGATTATGCTGATTCAATGTGAGACCTGGTATTGTTGCAGACTGACAGAAAAATTCTATTTCAGGTGTTTTCTGTATACCAAATCTAAACCCATTGGATGATAAAGGATTTACGTTGGATGGAAATGGGCAAGATAAAATAGTCATATTAGATTATAGTAATGCCAATAGAAATTCTAGCTTCATTAGAAAAATTTGGTTCTACCATATGAGAGATATATGCAGGAAAGAAAACAAGATTACCTGATATTGGTTTAATTCTATCGTATGTTATTGATACAGTATTCCACCCAAAAGTAGGTTTGGTATCAGTTCGAATATCCCAGAATATTCCACCTCTAGGATCTATGAGCAAAAGATCACCACAATTTTCTGCTACATTTACATAATACACACATGCCATCAATGCTCCACCATGCGCATGAATAGGTTGTATATCATATACACCAACTGGATGATTATTCAAACTCGCACTAATAATTCGAATATCACCTGCGCCAGGTGGACGACCATATCCAGTAATAGAGTTGGAGATAGTAGATATAATTAAATTTCTAAGAGTAGAAATACACCGAGTTTCAGATGAAAGAACATTACATTCATCATATTTCTCGGCAAATTCCAATTCAGTTATAAGTTGCTTATTGAAATTTGAATCAAATTCAGTTTCAACAGTCCAAACTGGAGTTTCCCAAAGATCTTTTTTTATTATATTCATATTATCTCCAACATAAACTAAATTACTTTACTTCAAGTTTAGGAACTCTCTCATATTTAATTTTACTATCTGTGCCTGGATTACTTGTATATTTAATTACATCGCCAGATTCACAAATTTGTTCTACTTCAAATTCTAGAATTTGAGGAGTCTTTGGCAATTTTAAAGCGATTACAAATGGTTGTAAGAATCCATCTTCCAAAGATCCAGTCCAAGTAATTTGTGTATTTTCAGTGGCAACACTTCCATCAGTTGATTGATGTTTAACAAGTTCTGGCGGAGTTGCTGTCTTCACTGTTGTTATTGTCCAATGTGGAATAACTGTAGGTTTCATATTTAGTCCAGCAATTGGAGCAGTAATTTTAATACTTGTTGTTGGTGACCCATTACATCCATGGGGAACTTTGAATGAAATAAATTCATAGGTATCTACAATACCAATTTTAGGTGTGATCGATATATGAGCAAATGCAGAAGAAGTGCTTAGTAAAATTAGTGCTAGTAAAGTTTTCATTTGTAGTTCCTTTTAGTGGTTTAAATATCAATCAAACTTATTTATATAGAAATTAATTTTATCTATACATCAATATTTTGTCCCCAATATCTGATCCAAAAAATTGAATTGTAATTCTAGATTGACCCTCTTTAAAAATAGATGGTCCAGCTCTATGATAAAATCTACCCCGTTGCAAAGCAAGTGTGCCTGGATGTAATTCTACTGTTTCATATTCGCCATATTTACCAGATTCAAATGGACAATCAAGATTTTTACAACGTCCCTGCCATCCAGTTTTACTATGTCCAGGGCAAGGATGTGGTGGTTCTTTCCAGGCAGCAGAAGCATATTCTGATAATGTAGTTGGATAATATAAAAATGAAGTATAGTCTGGGACTTCTATTGCTATGGTAAATGAGTACTGTTCTCTTATAGTTTTTACATCAAATAAAGCAGTTGAATATAATCTAGCACTATCATCAAAATGCCAATTCATTCCTTTATCTTCACCAACATATCCATTTTGGATAACAATTCCATAATGTGTACCATCTGGATAAAATGTACAAGGTTTTCCTAGTATGTTAGAGGCAACATCTTCTAATTTTGGTTGTACATTGGGAAAATGTTTTTTGAGAATTTCTAGAGAGTCTAATCTAGTTTCTTCTATCTTACCAAGAAGACTTTTTGTGTGTTCTTCCGGCGAATTAAAAGTAGCAGGTTTGGATAATCCAGATACTTTATCTATTATCCGCACGGGTAACTCTCCACCGATTGTATGATCACTATATGACGAGGCAGTACCTATACACCATCTCTGTTGATTATTATTTTTTAAATTAACACCAGTCTTCCATAAATGTTTCAATGATGCGGTCGTTTCTGAAACTTCTTTACAAAAGGTATTGTCCAATATATTTTGGTGAATAGTTACTGCTTTATAGTTTGTCATAGAATTTTCCTCACAAGTAAACTATTTATATAAATAATATCGAGCTGCCGCAAGAGCAGTCTTGGGAACCCATTCGTGGTTCCCTTTTTTATGCCCAAAGAAAGGGACTCAAACATCGAGTCCCTTTCTCACATCAAATACCTATGCAACAAATATTACATTAGGTTAATTACGCGAATCTTGCGATAGTAGTAATTGCTATTTGTGTATAGACCGTTGGTAGCATCTAGTGTTGTGAATGGGTTAGCAACCATACCATAACGTGTCTTGAAGCCGATCTTTGGTTGGAATGTGTTAGGATCAACAGCACGAACCAATTGGAGAGGAACGTATGGGCAGTAGAACATACCAGCATCAAACGCTGACTGACCCTTGTAACCAACTACGAAGAACTGGTTAGCAGATTGGTTAGAAGCATACGGATCAACATAGACCTTGTAACGACCATTTAGAACACCGGCGAATGTTGTAGATGCTTCATCAACAT